TTGGACTATCGGCTACGGCCATACGTCTGCTGCTGGTGAGCCTGATGTCACTGAAGGTCTGACAATTACTCAAGCTGAAGCTGAGGCCATCCTCAAGCGGGATTTGATTAAGTACGAGAAGCCCGTGGCCGATCTGGTCAAGGTTCCCCTTAGCCAGCACCAGTTCGATGTTCTGGTGGACTTTGCCTACAACGCTGGTGTTGGCAACCTAAAGTCCTCAACCCTGCTCAAGAGGGTCAATGCAGGTGACTTTGATGCCGTCCCTAATGAGCTGATGAAGTGGACTAAAGCCAAAGGCAAGGAATTGCCGGGCCTAGTTCGCCGCCGCAGGGCAGAATCCGAGTGGTGGCGCGATCTTAATAACAAGCCGGTGATTGAGGAAGACCAAAGGGTCGAGCCGGATCCCGTTCCTGTAAAGAAAATTACAGAATCAAAACAAGCTAATGGAGCTGTTGTTCTTGGAGCTTTGGGGTCTGTAGGAGCCGCCAAGGAAGTCATGACGCAGGTTCAGGAGGCTAATGGCCTGTTTGGATCAGCCTTAGCAATGGCTCAGGACATGAATTTCTTGATCATGGTGGCCGTGATCGGCATCGGGGCGGCTATCTGGTACTGGCGCAAACAGAACTTAGAGAAGCACGGGATATGATAGCTTTTCTATTCACCCCCGTAGGTCGGTATGTCGCCATAGGAATTATTGTTTTTATGGCGGCATCTGGAGCTTATTGGAAAATCAGGGCTGATGCGGTGGCCGAGATTGAAGCGGCGGCGCAAGCTGACGTTCTCAGGAGAACACAAAATGCGCTTACTGCTGGTGATGCTGCTGGTACTTCCCCTGACAAATTGCGCCAGTCTGACGGCAACGCCCGTGACTAATGTGGCCGTATGTGGCGTCTGGAAACCTATCTCTTGGTCTAAAAAAGACACCGATCTGACCATTACAGAGATAAAAGTTAGTAATGCCCGCCGAGAGGGGTGGTGCGAAGGCCAGAAATAAGTGCTATAATAAGCACTTAAAGGAGCCGAAATATGACTACTGGCTTATCCTATAGCGGGACAGTATCTGGGACCAACAGCTACATTGACCAAATTGCCACTTTGGCAGTTGTTGATGTGAATGACCCAGCTTATCAAACCATTCTTCCGCAGATGATTACCTACGCCGAGAACCGGATGTACCGTGATTTGGACTTTATGTTCACATCAACATCCATCTCAGGCTACGCAGTCTCTGGCGGCACTCGCAGCATTACAATCCCGCAGGGGACTATTGTTGTTCTTGAGCAAATCAATCTGATCACGCCGCCAGGGCAAACAAACCCTAACTTGGGTACGCGTACACCTCTACTCCCAACCACTAAAGAATTTTTGGATGCTGTCTATGGTTCTTCAACTTATACTTCTGCCCCTCAATATTTTTGTCCGTTTGATGACAACCTGTTTTTGGTTGGCCCGTTTGCTGATCAAACCTACTTCGTCGAAATAGTAGGCACATATCGTCCAGCAAGTTTGTCTGCGACCAATACAACGACATTTATCAGTCTCTATCTGCCTGATGTATTCATCATGGCAAGCATGATTTATGTGTCTGCTTACCAGCGTAACTTCGGTCGCCAATCAGACGATCCGCAGATGGCACAGAGCTATGAGGCTCAGTATCAAGCACTTCTGAAGGGTGCTGCTGTTGAAGAGGCCCGTAAGAAGTTCGAGGCTGCTGGTTGGACATCACAATCGCCTGCTCCTGTCGCAACGCCAAGCAGAGGGTGATAAATGCCCCATTATTCGCTCAAGCTTATTCCAGGCGTTGACGTTAACCGCACTCCTGCTCTTAACGAGGCGGCTATCTCATCGTCAAACCTCATCAGGTTTGTTCCTGATCGGCAGGGCATTGGGCTTGTGCAGAAGCTTGGTGGGTGGACCAGATATTACCAGAACAGCATTGAATCTATCATTCGCTGTCTATGGGCTTGGGAAGATACAAACGCAAACGCTTATCTGGCGGCAGGGGCGGAGCAATCCTTATCTGTCATTACTGGTCTTACGGAACCTAGAAATAGAAGAATAATCACGCCAAGACGCCGCACGGATAATGTTGCAGTCAGTATTGATACAACATCCGGCAGCAACAGCGTTATTATTTCTGACACTGGATCAAACATTACAGACTATGATTTTGTGTTTATATCGACACAAATCAGCGTTGGCGGTTTGATTTTATTTGGCATTTATCAATGCTATCAGGTTGGCGTAAACTCGTTTGAAATAAGAACATATGATATTCTTGGTAATCCATTACTTGCTACATCGACAGTTACCAATGGCGGCGCTGTTGTTGTATTTGATACAGTGCTAGATTCACCATTTGTTACTGCTACTTTAGTCGGTCATGGATACCAGGTTGGGGACACATTCCCTGTTCTTGTGACAACAAATGTCGGCGGTATACCCCTTTATGGGAATTATATTATTCAAACAGTCCCAACAGCAGATACATTTACGTTTGCAACAAACTATTTGGCAACATCAACTGCGACTGGCGGCATTAACGGCGGTAACGCCCGTTATGAGATTTATGCTGGTGTAGGCCCTGTTCCGGCAGGAAGCGGATATGGTGTTGGTGGGTATGGTACTGGCGGTTATGGATCAGGCACAGGCGTTGCTCCGACTGTAAATACAATTACCGCTGATGACTGGACCCTTGATAATTGGGGTGAAATTCTGATTGCCAATCCTCTTGGCGGCGGCATTTTCCAATGGTCACCAACAGCAGGTAATAGCGTCCTTACACTTATTCCAAACGCTCCAATCGTCAATCAAGGTATTGTTGTTGCGATGCCCCAGCGTCAAATCATTGCTTGGGGCAGCACATTTACAGGCATTCCAGATCCGCTGCTTATTCGCTGGTGCGATGTCAACAACTTCAATGTGTGGTTTGGTTCAGTCACCAATCAAGCAGGATCATATCGCATCCCTAAAGGATCAAAGATTGTTGAGTGCATCCAAGGCCCGCAACAGACATTGATCTGGACTGATCTTGGCTTGTGGGCCATGCAATATATCGGTTTTCCTGATGTATATGGTTTCAGTGAGATTGGTACTGGTTGCGGCCTGATTGGAAGAAAAGCAGCAACATCCCTTGGCGGCGCTGTTTACTGGATGGGACAATCCCAATTTTACAAACTTGCTGGTAGTGGCGTTGAGCCTATTCCATGCCCGATCTGGGACGTTGTGTTCCAAGATTTAGATACAACAAACCTTGATAAGATCCGCGTTGCTCCAAATTCGCGGTTTGGTGAAATTGCATGGTACTTCCCGACAAAGGGCAATGGCGGTGAACCCAGCCATTACATCAAGTACAATGTCTACCTAAACCAATGGGATTATGGGCAGCTTGGTCGCACAGCATGGATCAATGAATCTGTGTTGGGGCCGCCGATTGGCGCTGGCAAACTTCCCGGCAGCGCGTTTAATTATATCGTGCAGCATGAAACATCAAAAGATGCAGTTGATTCTGACGGCAATCCTGTAGCTATTGATGCTTCATTCCAAACTGGTTATTTCGCTATCAGCGAAGCAGATTTGAAAATGTTTATTGATCAGATCTGGCCGGATATGAAATGGGGCTATTATGCAGGTACGCAAAACGCCAATGTGAATTTGACGTTTTATGTTGCTGACTATCCCGGCCAAACACCATTAACTTATGGCCCATATATCATGACACAGAACACAACATTCCTGACGCCGCGTTTCCGTGGCCGCCTTGTCTCGATCAAGATGGATAGCAACGATATTGGGACCTTTTGGCGCATTGGAAATATGCGTTACCGCTCTCAACCGGATGGAAAATTCTAATGTCGAGCTTAACAGACGTTTTAACTACACAGAAGAACGGTGTTGTTGCGCTTAACCTCATTGCATCTGTTTTGGGTCGATCTGAAGGTGCTGTAACATCTGCGACTGTGACAACGGATACGCTTGTTGTAACAGGAAAAGGTTATTTGGTGAGTTATGTTGTTGTGGTCGCTGGCTCATCTAACGGCGCAATTTACAACTTTAATTCTGTTACATCGCCTTCCGCATCAAGCCAGTTAGTTACTGTTGAGCAAACACTTGGTGTTGTTCAGTGCGGACAAGTATTTACATCTGGGTTGGTTATTTCTCCCGGTACAGGCCAATCCATCAATGTTACCTATTCTGTGGGGTAAATTATGCCGCTGAAAAAAGGTTCATCTCAGAAGACAGTCAGCTCCAACATCAGTGAGATGATCAAATCTGGTCATCCTCAGAAACAAGCAATTGCAGCCGCACTGAATGTTGCTCGTCGCTCCAAACACGCTGGTGGTGGTAAAATTAAACCTCCACCGCCCAAAATTACGACCAACAAAATGCATACTGGACCGATTCGCAGTCTGGTGGCTGGTCGGACTGACCATTTACCAATGCATGTGCCGTCAGGGTCATACGTTATCCCCGCAGATATTATCTCTGCCATGGGCGAGGGAAATACCGAGGCTGGATTTCGCGTGGCTAAAAACATCTTCAGCAGGCCAAAAATGCCTATGACAGGTATGCCCTATGGAGCAAAGGGAATGCCTTTTTCCGGCAGTTTTAAAGCCGCGGGCGGGGCAACTGAAGATCCGCCTGTGCCAATCGTGGCGGCGGGTGGGGAATATGTTATTCACCCAGAAGATGTCAGGCATATCGGTGGTGGTGACATAGATGAGGGGCATAAGGGCCTTGATGATTTTGTGGTCAAAATGAGAGCTAAGACCGTGAAAACATTAAGAAAGTTGCCAGGTCCAAAGAAAGATTAACGGTCAAATGAGGGGGACCATATGAACTACGATGATGATAAATTGGACGAAAATCACGGATTAACAATTCGGCTGGGTACGCCGGATGATATACACGATGTGATGACGGCGGCAGTGCAGGCCATTGACGAAATTGGTCTTGTTAATCCTGACCCAGAGCGGCTTTTGGGTGATATTTGGCCAGCTTTAAATCAGGATGGCGGTTTAATTGGAATTATTTGCAAATCCGATGGCAAACCTGAGGGTGGGGTGCTTCTACGGGTCGGCAAGATGTGGTATTCAAATCAAGACGTTCTTGAAGAAAGGGTGATTTTCATATTGCCCGAATTTAGGAACGCCAAGCCGAGCCGAGCAAAGATGTTGTGTGCGTTTTCTAAGAAGGCTGCTGAGGACCTGGGTTTACCACTCCTGATCGGGGTTATGTCGAACGTAAGGACCGAGGCAAAAGTAAAGATGTATGAGCGTCAGTTTGGCAAACCCACGGGGGCGGTTTTCCTCTACAACGCTAATTCTGAGACTCTGAAAGGGCCATAATATGTGCGGTGGCGGAACCTCATCTACGTCAACTGTTAGTATCCCCCCGGAGGTATTGCAGAATTATAAAGATGTTTTTGAACGCGCCAAAGGCGTAGCCTCAAAGCCATTTGTTCCGTATTCGCAAGACCCAAATGCCTTTGTTGCAGGGTTGACGCCAACACAGCAGGCTTCGCTTCAGAACGTAAATGCTCTTCAAGGCATGGCCACTCCTGATGTTCAAGCTGGTCAGTCTTTGGTTGCATCTGGCATGGGGCTGGCTGCTCCTTATATGCGTCAGGCTGGGGATTTGACCTCTGGCGGCCTTGGGGCTGGTCAGCGTTATGCCAATGTTGCCGGTCAGTATTTGGGTGCTGGCACACAGAATGTCATGCCAGGCCAGCTTGCTACCCAGCAGTATATGTCCCCGTACACCGAATCAGTTGTGCAGGCGACTCAGCGGGCCATGGATCAACAGCAGGCCCAACAGCTTGCCCAGCAGCGCGCTGACCAGATTCGTTCGGGTGCGTTCGGTGGCGACCGTGCTGGTATTTCTAGGGCTAATCTTTTGGGCCAACAGAGTCTCGCACAGGCTCAGGCAATCTCTCCGTTGTATCAACAGGCGTATCAGAACGC